GCCGATGAACTCGACTGAAGCTCTTGAGATTTTCAATCTCACGGGGCGCAGAGCGGTTTATCAGCTTGGCGTGCCAAAAGGCGACACACACGAATGGACAGCGGGCAAGAAAGTCCGCTTTTTTGATGCAGATTGGCGGATAATAGCCATCCCGACAGAGGGAATTGAGAGCCTTATCCCGCTGAGCTGGAACAAAAAGGTACAGGTAGAGAGATATGAGCAAGGTTAAGTTCAAATTGGACAGAGCGGGCGTGAGAGAGCTGATGCAAAGCCCGGAGGCCGTAAGCGTCTGCACGGAGTATGCAAATAGGATTCTGAGCAGATGTCCGTCGGGACTCGGATACGAAGTTTCGTCTATGGTCGGGAAGACAAGAGCGAACGCATCCGTATTCGCCGCAACGCCTGAAGCCCGTCGTGACAATTATCAGAACAATACACTGCTTAAAGCAAGAGGAGGCGCTTAATGATACTTGTTGATTTATTGACGTTCCTCAATGCCAATCTTGACGTGAATGTGTACGCTGAGTCTCCGAAAGAGCTCACGAACTACGTTTTACTTGAGCAGACGGGGAGCAGTAGGAACAACCATATAACAACAACAACCATCGCTATTCAGTCGTATGGAGCGTCCTTGCTTGACGCTATGATCCTAAACGGCGAAGTCGAAACGGCGATGAAAGATTTTGCGCAGCTCAACCGTGTAGCACGGGTCGAGCTCGAAACTGATTACAACTTTACAGACACGGAAACCAAGCAGTACCGCTGGCAGGCCGTGTATGACATTACTCACTATTAGGAGGAAATCAATGGCACAGACAGTAGGAAACGTAAGTGCGGGCAAGCCTGCAATCGGCGGTGCTATCTGGAGAGCCGCAAAGGGCACAACTGCACCAACTGATGCAACCACAGCACTCGCAGCTGCATTTAAGGCACTCGGATATTGCAGTGAAGATGGCTTGACAAATTCAAACAGCCCTGAAACCACAGACATAAAGGCATGGGGCGGAGATACAGTTCTTAACATTCAGGAAGAAAAGACTGATACATTCCAGTTCACTCTTATCGAAGTTCTGAATGAGGACGTGCTCAAAGCCGTATACGGCGACGATAATGTAACGGGAACACTTTCAACAGGCATCACCGTTACAGCTAATGCTGATGAGCCGGAAGAGGCCGTATGGGTAATTGATATGATCATGAATAGCAACACCGTCAAGAGAGTCGTTATCCCACAGGGAAAGATATCCGAAATCGGAGATATCACTTACACCGACTCCGACGCAGTAGGCTATGAGGTGACAATCACTGCGCTCCCGGACACTGACGGCAATACTCATTATGAGTACATCAAGCAGTCGTAATAATTGCATTAAGAGAGGTGACCTATGAAAACTAAGCTCAAAGACGGATATGAAGTCGAAGTCAACGAAATCGCTCTTAACGATTGGAAATTTGTCAAGATGCTCCGCAAGATCGACAAAGGCGACGCAGGCCTGATAGTGGACGTCGCAGAGGCTTTACTTGGCGGCGAAGAAGAGGTCGACAAACTTGCAGAACATCTTTCGGTGAATGGCTATACATCGTCAACAAGCATGGTTGACGCACTGACAGAAATCATGGAGTCCGTCGGTGAAGCAAAAAACTCATAACCCTCGCCAGCATGATAAATCTTGATGAGGACGCACTAATATGCGACCTTGCAGAAACATATCAGATTTACGATTATAGGTCGTTGCCAGTCAAATTGGCGGCGACCTTATCTGCTGGATTGAGGGACAATTCACGAATTAAACTCCGTGCGGCAGATTCATCTGTAAGCGTGGAGACACTTATACTCGCATCTATATCAGATAACCTGACATTGATTAGAGCTGGATTCAGCAAGGACAAAACGAAACCACAACTGTTTTCCGACATAATCAACAAAGATGCGAAGAAAAAGCAAGTGGTCGGATTCAGAACCGCATCGGAATTTGAGGCGGCACTTGCGAGGATCAGAGGAGAATAAAAATGTCTACACTGGGAACCGCATATGTACAGATCGTGCCGTCGGCGCAGGGAATCAGCGGGTCCATATCGAATGTGCTTGACCCGGAGGCATCGTCAGCCGGACTGTCAGCGGGCGCTAAGATAGGCGCATTTGCGAAAAAAGCGCTTATTGCGGCGGGTGTTGGTGCCGCATTCGTCAAGCTGGTCAAATCAAGTATGGCAGAGGGCGGAAAGCTCCAACAGTCATACATCGGCGGACTTGAAACGATTTACGGCAAAGCGGCAGGAGCGGCACGGGAATACGCAAAAGAGGCGGCGAAGTCAGGCATCTCAATGAACACTTACTCAGAGCAGGCCGTTTCATTCGGTGCCGCACTGAGACAAGCGTATGGAGGAGACACTAAAAAAGCCGTTGAAGCGGCAAACACCGCGATACTCGATATGGCCGATAACCAGGCGAAGATGGGTACGGACATAACCATGATACAGAATGCGTATCAAGGTTTTGCCAAACAGAATTATACCATGTTGGATAACCTGAAATTAGGTTACGGCGGTACGAAAACAGAGATGCAGAGGCTCTTAAAAGATGCTGAAGCGCTCACAGGCAAGAAATACGACATAAGCAATCTTGGCGACGTCTATGAGGCTATCCACGTCATACAAGGTGAGTTAGGGCTGACGGGAGTAGCGGCGGCCGAGGCTGAGGGCACATTCACGGGCTCGTTTGCATCAATGAAAGCCGCAGCTCAGAACTTTCTCGGAGAGTTAGCGCTTGGCATGGACGTGACCGACTCATTGAGCGTATTGCTCACATCGGCAAATACATTCTTCTTCAACAACTTCATACCGATGCTCGGAAACATCGTAAAGGCGTTACCGGGTGCGATAGGGGCATTCATTCAGCAGGGTGCACCAATGCTCATGCAGAGCGTATTGAGCCTTGTTAGCTCATTCGCCTCATGGATCAACGGCGTTGCAAACGGGCTGACGTCGGAAAAGGTGAAAGCCTGGCTGACGACTACACTGCCGAAGATCCTGTCTGCTGCGGACGGCGTCATGTCGAAGTTCCTTGACGGACTTCTCAGAAACATCGGAAAGATAGCGCTTGGAGTTGGGAAAATCGGACTCACTGTCATAAAAGGACTCGGAAGTGCTATATGGGGCAGAGTCACGGAGGCGGCAAACGGCATCCGTGACAGATTCATGGCTCCTATCAACACAATGAAAGACAAGGTAAAGGCCGTAGTCGACAAGATTAAAGGTATGTTCCCGTTCAAGCTCGGCAAGATCATCAACTTCAAGGTGCCGAGTATTGACCTGAAAACGTCTACCAAAACCGTATTAGGCAAGAGCATAACATATCCGTCGGGGTTCGGAATTTCATGGCACGCACGCGGTGGTATTTACACAAACCCGACACTCTTGACAGATGCGGCGGGTAATGTGCACGGCGTAGGCGATGGAGGCGCAGAGGCCATAGTTCCGCTTGACGTTCTGTGGTCAAAGATGGCGGAGCAGACGTCAAGAACGGAGACTTTGCTTGTACGTCAGACGCAGATTATTTCGGCTATATATGAAGAGATGCAGAAAGAGAAGAATTTTAGGGTTGATGGAATTTGGGCTGGTCGGTACGTCAACAGTCTCGTGAGGTGATTAGATGGAGAAAGTTTACTATTACAACCGAAACGGAGTGCTGAAACTGACCATAGGCGAAGCGCCATATTTCATGCTCTTAAAGTCGGGAGAGTTCAAAGATCAGACGTGGGAATATGCTGACCAGTACGGGCTCATGAAGAGCTTTAGACGCAATAAGACTACTTATCCTTTCAGCGTCGTTATAAAGAGTTCGGACATGGCAGATTATGACGTGCTGTGCGACATATTCACAGAGGACATACTTGCAGAGCAACCCGGATATCTTGTGATAAACGGATGGCAACTTAAATGCTACGTTATCAAGTCGGAGCACTCATTCTACGGTAACAAGGACAGCGTTATCGCTTTTGAAGCTGTTTCGCCTGATTCGACATGGACTCGTTCGATAACGAAGAGCTTTAACGGCGTGCCGGGAGGCGCGATCGGCGGCGAGGATCTGGGCCGTGACTACACATTCACGGACGACCTGATGGGACGCGGATATAACTACGGCTATTCACAGCCGGAAAGTCATTACGACAGCATAGACTTGCCGGGCACGGGCAACGGATTCGAAGTCATGGTATATGGTCCGCAAGTCGACCCAGTTATCTATCTCAACAACCATCCAGTACAGGTCAACGTTGAATTGAGCGCCACAGAGAGGCTTCACATCGTATCAAACGGAAACACCAAAACGATACAGATATTAGCGCCTAACGGAAGTGCAACGGATGCGTTCGTCTATCGTGACAAAGAGAACACACCGTTTATTACATTAGGACAGCACACCGACTTGACATTCGGACAGATAAGATTTGACTTTACAACCATTGAGCGGAGGAGTGAACCGACATGGACTTAATTTATGTAAAGACGGACCAGAACGGAGTGCAGACGAGCGGATATCTGTCGAACTATGAAATGAGCTTTGACATATCAACGGACGTTGACTATGTGACAAACAACTTTGAGCTCATTATGACATTACCCGACGATAAGAATGGCCTTTTGTGGGCGGAGAACGAGATAAGCACAATCGTATATGTTGAGGGAACGGAGTACGGAGGCGAGATTTCCGGCTCCGTTATTGATATCGCTGAAAACACAATCAAATATACGGGGCGCACATGGCGCGGATGTTTAGATCAGTGGATTATCGAACCGCCGACAGGGCAGGACTATTTAGTAGTTTCGGGCAATGTTGCAGACTCACTCAGACTTCTCCCTATGGGGGATTACATCGAAGTGCAGAACACCGAGTATTCAAGCGGAACATATCAGTTTGAAAGATACATCACGACGTTCGCAGGAGTGACAGGGCTGCTGGGTGCTACACGTTCGGATCTCCGGGCAAGCATCGCCTGGGAATCGGACGGTTACGGCGGAAAGGCACTGCTTTCTGTCACGCCAACAAGAGACTTGAGAAACATCATCGAAGTCTCACAGGACTATAACAATAAGATTCAGCTCAGGATCACAAGGGACGGAAACACTCCGAAAGAGCTGATCTGTTTAGGTCAAGGGGATTTGAGAGATAGAGAAGTCATTAAGCTGTATGCCGATGACAACTGGAACATATCGCAAATGCCTATAGCCGGAGCATATCCCGTTGACGTTTACGAATTTTCAGCAAGTGAAGACTTGCTTGCTGACGGAAGAAAACACTATTTAGAGCTGATACACAACCATGAGCAGATAGAAGTGTCCATAGATAATCTTGACATCCAGCTATCCGACATCATTGGAGCAAAAGACGTCCTGACAGATGAATACGTCAGCGCAGAGATAACGTCAATCGTATGGCGTTGCAATGACTATGGCGACTATCAGGAAGAGGACTTTGAATACAGAACAAGAGTGTTGCTATAAGAGGAGGAATTAATTTATGGGCGCAAGCATTATAACCGGGTATACGGGAACAAGGCACATAACTCCGGCAATGGATGCGGCAATATATCGCGCCGCTTTCGGAGCTGAGAGCTACGTTCTTTCAGAGGGACAGAAACTTGCGGGATCAATGCCGTCGGTCAATGAGTTCACACTGCTTGACGGGCTTGTTTCGATGCAAGGGCATCAGGTGCTTGTAACGCAGGAGACTCTGTCGGTCGATACTTGTGCAAACGGGTACAGCAGAATCGACCTTGTAGTTATGCGTTATACACACGACAACACATCGCAAGTTGACGCCGCAGAGCTTATGGTCATTAAAGGCGCAGAAGTCGCTAATCCGAATACACCAGTAACGCCAGCATATAACACGGGCAACATCGACTCAGGCGCAAGCGTGGTTGATATGCCACTGTATAAGATCACACTGAACGGCTCATCAGTAACGTTCGAGCGTCAGTTTGTAAGAGCTTACAGTACAGAGGAGGCAAGGCCGTTACAGATCAATCTCGGAACGGTATCGAGTCTGCCTGTATCGGTTTCAGACGATAGGATCGTGGCGGAGCACATTGTCAAACCAGGTGATTGTCTGCTTGGAACACCATCAGCGCAGACGAGCGACTGGACCGTGACTACACAGGACGGATCGCTTTCAGTAGCAGGATCCATTTCCGGTTCAACAACCGCAACGATATGGTTAGTTATTCCACTTGAATAAGGAGGACGTTTTCTATGGACAAGTTTTT